CGCTTCTGCATACGAAAATCTCAGACTTCGATACAGGTGTTAGAACAAATAGATTAGATCAAATGGCTGCACCAACTGGTTCAGTTTCATTAAATAGCCAAACAATAACTAACGTAGCTGACCCTGTAAATGCTCAAGATGCTGCAACTCGTGGCTTCGTTGAGGCTACTTCTCAAGGATTAGATGTTAAAGATTCTTGTGTGGCAGCTACTACAGGAAATATCACAATATCTACTGCCCTTAATAATGGAGACACATTAGACGGTGTTACTCTTTCAACTAATGACAGAGTACTTGTAAAAGACCAATCTACTGCATCTCAAAATGGTATTTATATTGTTGGATCATCGCCAGCTAGAGCAGATGATTTAGCTGCTGGTGCAGACGCAGCAGGAATGTTCACTTTCGTAGAACAGGGAACTGTAAATGCGGATAACGGTTTCGTTTGTACCAGTAATAAAGGATCAGCAGTTGTTGGAACAAATAATCTAACTTATGCTCAGTTCTCTGGTGCTGGTCAGATTACGGCAGGAGATGGCCTAGATAAGTCTGGTAACACTCTTTCTCTTGATCTCAAATCTAATGGTGGACTTGTTATTGAATCTACAGAGTTAGCTATTGATCTTGCTGCCAGTTCTATAACAGGAACTTTACCAGTAACTAAAATTACAAGTTTGACAGCTACTGTGTCGGAACTGAACGTGCTCGATGGAATTACTTCGACCACAACAGAACTGAACCTAATGGACGGTGGAACGTCAGCTACATCAACAACTTTGGCAGCAGCAGACAGATTTGTTTGTAATGACGCTGGAACGATGAAACAAGTTGCATTATCTGATCTAGTTACATTTTTAGAGGACGAAAGTGCGTCTAGCTTCAACATAGACGGTGGCTCGTATTGAATTAAGCTATTAGGAGGTAAAAGCCAATGGCTAATCAAATTCGATTTAAAAGAGCAAGTGGTAGTGATCCTGGAGCAAGTGATCTTGTTTTAGGCGAACCAGCCGTTAGAACCGATACAGGTGAGCTATTTTTTAAAAAAGATGATGGGTCAGTAGCAAAAGTATCGGGCGGTGGAATAACTGACGGAGATAAAGGAGATATTACAGTATCCAGTTCTGGTGCGACTTTTACTATAGACGATGGAGTTGTAACTTCTGCCAAGATAGCAAATGGAACTATCGTAAATGCTGATATAAATGCAAGTGCAGCGATAGATGGCAGTAAAATAAGTCCGTCTTTCACCTCAAATCTTACGACAAGTGGAACAGCAAGTATTGGTAATAGTCTTACCATTTCAGGTGCTGATCCAGTTATCCATTTTACTGATACAAACCATAATTCCGATTTTTCAATTTTTGGGAATGGCGGAGCTCTTACTATTTCTGATACAACAAACACAGCAGATAGATTAGTTGTAAATACAGATGGTCATACTGATATTACTGGCAGACTAGATGCTCAAGGTGGTGTTGCTGTAACAGGAAACATATCAGTTACGGGAACAGTTGATGGTCGTGACATAGCAACAGATGGCTCAAAACTTGATGGTATTGCTTCTGGTGCGACAAATGTCAGCACTGAGAATATTCAAGATATTGTGGGTGGAATGGTTACTGGCAATACAGAGACAGGTATAACAGTAACGTACCAAGATGGCGATGGAACTTTAGATTTTGTTGTTGGTACACTTAATCAGGACACTACAGGAAATGCTGCGACTGCAACTGCTCTTGAAACTGCACGAACCATAGCTGGTGTTTCTTTTGATGGTTCTGCAAACATTTCTCTTAATAACAATGCAATAACAAATGGTGCTGGATATATAACCTCTGCTGATGGCGGTAACGCAGCGACTTTAGACAGTTTGGATTCAACTCAGTTTGTAAGGGCAGATGCAAGCGACACATTAACAGGAGCTACTTATACACTTGATTCATCAACAGATCAAAAAATTGTTCTAAAAGGGTCAAGCAATCCCTACATAGGTTTTCACGAAGGTAGCACTGAAAAAGCATTTATTCAATGGGATTCGGGTGGTCGTTTAAAACTCGCAAACCAAGAAGATAGTTCTCAAGTAAGGATAAAAGATGACATTGATTTCTCTCCTGACGGCTCAACATTTTATAAAATTTGGAACGCTTATAATGATGGTTCTGGCAGTGGTTTAGATGCAGATTTATTAGATGGTCAAGAAGGCTCTTATTATAGAAATGCTGGCAATCTAAATGCTGGAACTATTCCTGATGCAAGATTCCCTTCAACACTACCAGCAGTTGATGGATCAAACCTTACAGGAATATCGGCTGGTGCTACAGGTGGTGGTTCTGATGAAGTGTTCTATGAAAATGACCAAGCTGTAACAACGAACTATACTATTACTAATGGCAAAAATGCTATGGCTGCTGGTCCTATCACTATAAATAGTGGAGTTACTGTTACTGTTGGATCAGGAGAAACTCTTACTATCGTTTAATTATGAAAAGTATTATTGAAAAACAGTTAGTTCAATGGAAAGAAGAATTAACAAAACACGTTCAAACTAGAAATCAGGCTCAAAAAGTTTTAGAAGAAGAAACAAAAACTATTTTACTGATTGAGGGCGGGATACAGGCGAAGGAGATGTTGTTGAAAAAGATCGAGTCATCAGACCAGCCAACAGGTACAGTGGAGCTAGGCCCACAATCAGAAAAAGCACCATCAAAGAAATAGGTGCTAAAGCCTTAATAAATGCTTCTTTCCACATAAAAAAATGTTCCAAAAAATTGCTAATGTTCTGAGTATTATCTCATTCCTAATGGTAGCCTCCATGAGTGGTGGAGCGTACTTTGGTTACAAGTATGTAACTTCAGAAAATTTTAAATCTCAAGTAATGAATGAGATTCTTGGTAATGTACAAGGTATGATGCCTAAATTATTGGATCAAGGTTTACCTAAAATGACAGGCCCATCTATGCCGATAATCAAATGAACTGCTATTGGTGTGATACAAAATTAATTTGGGGAGGCGATCAAGATATAGATGATAACCCTGAGTTTTCAGTAACAACTAATTTGTCATGCCCTAAATGTTTTTCAGAGGTAACAATTCTGAAGAAAAGAGATGCCTACGATTGATATACCTCGTATCAATATAAACAAGGTTGAAATACACGAAATACCTGTCTGGAAAACTGACATACAAACATTAAATAATATAAGTAAACCTATAGTTGATATTCCTGGTTGTGTAAGAGTACATAGAAATAATCTAACAAGTCTTATTGATAGTGATAAAGATGAATATGGCACATATACAGAATGTGG